CTGAATCAGAATCTGCGGCTACATCAACAACAAGCCCATCAGCAGTCACCGTACCTGTTACATCGACTCCTGTGGATGTGGTGGCTAGTTTGGCTGCGTTGTCGTGGTATAGAGTTACTGCGTCATCTTGGTTAGCGGCAATATATGTTTCACCGTTAGCTGATTTAACACGTAGGTTTGTAGCCTCTATGTACAAGTTCCCAGCGCCGCTTTCTTTGATGTAACTATCTCCACCAGCATCATGATAAATCTGTAGATCATTACTAGCACCAAACTTAGCCTTGTCGTTATCACCGTAAGATATATCGCCATTAGTGCTGGAGGGTAGGTTCGTTAAGTTAGCACCACTGATAGCAGGTAACGTAGCTGGGAATCTAGCGTCTGCTAATGTGCCAGAGGTTAGGTCACTGGCAGAGGTAGAGCCTGCTGTGGCCCAAGTGTTATCACCACGTAGGAACGTAGTAGAACCTGCTGTACCTGTAGCAGATAACATGGCTATGTCTACAGCGTCAGTAGCAATAGTAAGCACTGTACTGCCTGATACATCACCAGTATGTGCGGCGTTAGTTACTTTATCATTGTTTAGTAAATGTTGATCAAATATAGCCTCAGACATGATGCCTGCGGTAGTTGCTGTGGCAGCGTTTATAGTGGCGTTAGTCCCATCTGAACTATTAACTACAACTGTTGAAGCATTATGGGTAGTAGTTAGATTGGTGCTAACGTTATGGTTGATATCAGATACTTTATCATTGTTGACCACATGCTCGTCATATATTGCTTTGGTCATTACACCAGCATTAGTAGTACCAGCAGTTGCTATGGTAGCGTTAGTACCGTCTGAACTATTAATTGTTACTGTAGTAGGTGCTGCTGTAGTCGTTAAGTTAGTTGTGACGTTAGTTGCTTTGTTTGAGTTAGCTGTAATTGCAGAGGCTTGTAAGCCAGTTACACTTGCAGCTGCAATGCCCAAGGCATCGATGTCAGACTTAGTTTGGTCAGCAGTAGCACCTGATTCAATATCATCTAGCTTAAGGTTGTCTGCTGTAGTGAAGTTAACTTGAGTTAAACCACCGTCACCTACTGTGTAAGTGGTATCAGTATAATTACCTGTGTGTAGGTTAGTAGCCCCCTGATCTGTAGTCCAATCAATATGTTCGTTGGCTACAAAACCAGTTAGATCATCATGCGTAAAATCTGATGATGTGTTAACTGTAGCTGCTTCCCACAATGCGGTGCCCGATGTGGTATCCCACGTTAAAACGTGCCCATCAGTTCCACCACCTTTTATTGAACTGCCTGCAATTAATCCACTAGCATCTATAACATCAACAGCACTGTTTACCGAAATTGTGCCGTTTCCTGCTACCTTAATTTTGCCGTAAATTGTTGTGTCGCCAACAGAATCAATTTTCATCTGTGTTTGACCATCTGTACCAAAACTCATTAAATCAGTGCTATGGTTATAAGTAAGCCACCCGTTGTATGAGTTTGGCGTAGAGATGCCACTATTTAGTGATGGGCTTGTGCCAAACCAAATCCCAGTAGAGCCAGTTGAACTGGTGTACATTTGTATAATTTCGGATGAACCCCCTGAGCCTAATATTAATGGGCCATGAGAGTGGCCTGAGCCAAGTGGCCCAACCGAAAATACACCATCTGTAGTATTAAAACTTAACGCATTATTAGCACCAGCCGTAGTTGATGTGGGGATTAATATATCGCCAAAGGATTTAATATTACCATCTACTGATAATGGGCCTGCCACATCAAGAGTCGTAAGGCCAGTAATGTTACCCGTCATAGCACCGCCAGCTAGGGGTAGATATGTGGTAGCGGATACTTTAGCATTGTTGACCACATGCTCGTCATACATAGTGGTCGTCATTATGCCAGCATTAGTTTCATTCGCTGCACCAATAGGAGCATCAGAACCATCAGAACTATTAATTGTTACTTCAGTAGGTGCGAATGTGGCTGACAAGTTAGTGGTAACGTTGGGTGCGGAGTTTGTTAAAGTGACAGTTCCTGAAGTACCTCCTCCATTCATACCAGTACCAGCAGTAACGCCAGTAATATCACCTTGTATGCCCTGTATTCCCTGTATGCCTTGTATACCTGTTGGGCCTGCTACAGTGGAATCAGCGCCTGTTGCTCCTGTTGCTCCTGTTGGGATACCAAAGGATAGGACACCTGTTCCACTAGTATAGCTAGCTGTCGCACTAGACCCTACTGCTAAATCCGTTGCTGTTGCTGTAACTGCTTTAATTTCCGATGCACTAGTAGAAGCTGCCGAGGCACTAAGAGCCGCCTCTTCTGCAGAAGCTTCCGCATTAACTGCTTGCTGTGTTACTTCTGTAATTGTAGCATCAGTGGTAGAGTCGCCTGTACCACCTGTGCCTCGATAGATTCCCATAGTACTTCCTTATTTAACGAGCTGTCTGATGGAGCTTATTGATTAAAGCTTGAACCGTCTACGGAATGCTTCAATTTGTTCACGCCTTGTCCTTTTACTAACAGGAGGTAACGTGCCAGCAATACGTGGTACATTAGAAAAGTCATCAGTCTTCTTAAATGCGTATTGAGAAGTTCCTGTACTTGCAGGTAATTCTGATTTAACTATTCTAGCATGTGGTGCTGCGCTTACCGTTGGAACAAACTTCTTATTAAGCTTAACTTTAGGTTGGCCTTGTGGCTTAGTTTGAGGGACTATAGCTTTCTTCTTAGTCAGAGCAGAAGGATGTCCACCTGTCTTTGTAGGACGGGCAATGCCTTTAGAGATGATACGCTTGCCTGTTGTTTTATTAGGATTTGGTTTACTACGTACAGTACCACCAGTTCCTGTCTTAACTACTGAACCTTTTACAGTTTGACCTGCTTTATTCGTAGTCGATTTAGTTCTAACCGCATTACCTTTAGGGCTAGCAGCTAGGTTATTTAATTTGTATTGTAACCTACCAATAGTTTGAGCAGACTTGCCAGCTTTCTTTGCTGCTGCAATCTGTGATTTAAGTGCTCTCTTCTCTGCGAATGTTGACATGATCATTTCCTTTAATAAAAGAAAAGGGAACTCCCTAGAAGTCTAAGTAGTTCCCTTTGTAGAGAGGCTAATATCTAGCCTATGTATTTACGCAGGAAGCGCAATAGCGACAGCAGATGCATCACGCAGTACACCAGTACCGTAGATAGTATCGCTGGTGAACAAGTCAGCTAAGAACTCTTGCTTATACTGAGTCTGTGAACGAACAGCCATCTGCTCTGCAAACACAAACGCATCCTTATGCATCAACAAGCCAACCTTGGTGGCAGAACCATCAACAGGACAGTTGTTACTGATAAAGATGTCTACACCGTACAAGTTACCAATCTTACCGTTAACAACAGTTTGACCGCCAACAAAGTCAGAGCTAGTGTAACGATCAATACCCATAATAGAATTACGAGCTGATGGAGGAAGGATCAAAGAACGACCATCCATTGGGACATCAAGATCATCAAGCTTCTGAATCAAGTTACGGAAACCAGCATCGTTAAACGCTAAAGCGCCAGAACCAGCATAATCAGAAAGAACACCAGTAGCACTCATCTTCTGAGCTTTAGCCCAAGTGGAACCATTACCACCGTTAGCAGACTTACCTAACAAGAAGATATCGTCTTCAACTTTCTTAGCCAAAGAATAACCAGCATCACCAGTATAGAACTTACGCATAGAAGCTTGAGCTTGGATGTCAGTAATATCTTCGATCATACGTGAGTATTCAAAGTGCTTGTCAATCAGAATAGACAACTGAGTTGCTGTATCGTTCTGGATTGTTACTGCTGCGCCAGACACTTTGGCAGTAGCAGAGCCACGGTTAGGCTTAGGGATGAAAATAGTATCACCCTTCTTACCAGACATAGGCATTTTATTCACTAGGTTTGCAACAACCAATTCCTTCTTATAAGCAGCGATGATTTCATCACTCCAAATCTCAGGGATGAAGTTGGCGGAAGTAGTGTTGTTTGTTACGCCGCCTTGGGCGGGATATACTGAAGTAGCCATTATAATAATTTCCTAATATAAGATAGATTAACGAACTCTACCCTCTGCATACGCTTTCATTATAACGTCATTGTTAGCAAGGTAGCGATCGGGTTCGTACTGCATCATATGTAATAATTCAGATCGTTTCAGGAACTTCTTAGTAGTCTCACCAGATCCTCGTGCTGCGCCATTGCTTCCACTCTTAAGAGAACGCTTACGATCTCCTTCGGTAGCAGCCTTAGCACCTGCAATTAGTTCTTGTTGTTCTTTCCAAGTTGTAAACAAATCGTCAGCAGCGTCAAAGTCATACTCTGCATCTGCCCTTTGTAACTTCTTAGTCCGAGCCTGAGACTTACCTACCCACTCTTGGAACGCTGTATCATTCACTATATCCATCGCATCTGGATGGGTTGCAAAGATCTTGTCACGCGTTTCCATTTTAGCTAACTTCTCAGTAGCTTCACGAGCTGCTTTTAAAGCTGGATGGTTTTCTAATTTCTTATCGATGGTTGCGTTAGGATTCTCTAAGAAATCCAGATCGCTCACCTCTTCCTGTACCGATTCTTTAGCGGCTGATTTATTTACTATAAATTCATCTACCAGCTTTCTCAACTCACCTACTTCATTGCCCTGTCGCCCCGCCATCTTCTCGGCTTCTTGGTGCATTCGGACTAATTCAGCAGCAGACTTGCCCCGATACTTATCAGGTACCTCTTCATCTTGTTCAGTTTGCTCTTCTTCTGGAGAGGCTGCTTCAAGTGATTCCGTTAAGGATTGGTATTCTTCATTATCTGCTAGTTGAGGTTCTTGGTCGCCATCTAAAAATTGTGCCATGTGTGCTCCGTACTTTCTAGTATTATGGAATTTATATAAATGAGGTTACTTCATAAAAGAAGTCTCAAGATTTACTACGTTCTGCCTGCAGCTGTTTTTGGCGTTGCTTAGCCCATTTGATTGTAGCCCCTGCAAAGTCTCCTGAGAGGGGATCTAACTTACTCATGGGTGCAGCTAGTTGTCGCTGAGACAGTTTGTTACATTTAGAGCATACACTTTCCCGACTATCGGAGTGTACATACTTCTCTTCAATGTAACTACATTCACTACATTTGAAATCATAAACGCGAATCATTTACGAAATCCTCATAGGAGTTCTTGATACCATCTTCAAAGCGTAATAGCTTTCCAATGATATCTAGTTGTCCCTGACGGTAGTGTAATTCTTTTTCAGTCTTACAAGTGACTAGATCACGGAGAGATTCCTCTGATTCCGTGAAGTCCTCTAGTAGACTCTTCCATCCCTCTGTTAGAAAAATATCAATTAAAGAATTGTAATATCGTTCTAACTCAGGATCTGTATGTGTTGTCATTGCGTTTCTCCTTGTTAGGACGCAGTTGAGAATGATTCTCATTTGTATTTAGAACAGGAAGTCTATCACAGATCCTATTTAAAGTCAAGCATTATTATCATTCATTTGCTTATTAACGATTGCTTCTTTACTTTCGATCTCTCGCTCTTTCAAAACAAGCTCTGCAATCTTAGCTCGTTTAGTAAACTCTTTCTCATCAGCATCGCCATCAGCAACATTGGTAGTAAGAACTTTCAAACGATCAGTCTCTGCTTCCATAGGCAGGAGCTGAGTCTCAGTATTATACTTAGCAGTTCGTGCTTGTGACTCTGCAGCTTGTCCTTGCAACACTGCAATGTATGCTTCCTTCTGTTGCATATCGATCTGAGCAGCCTGTTGTACCATAGGATCTGGTTTAGCAGCTTCAGACAACTTAGCAATAAGAGCTTCACGGTTAGCAAGGTTCATATTGTCTACGACAGATTTAACAAGTTCAGGATACATAGGAGTATCAGGAGACATTGTTTGTAGTAGTTGTACTAGTTGACTCACTTCATACTCACGAGCGATAACACCTAAAGAACTAGAAGGAATAAACTTGAAATCCCCTGTAGGGAACTTATCAGGGTTATACTGCATGTAACGCCATGCGGCTTGCTGAACAAACGGAATAAGGAAACACTCTTGGAAGTTAACCAAGGTACGCTTGTGACGCTTAATGATTGATCCTAAGCCCATAGACACAGCACCAGCAGCCGATTGACCACCAACCATACCAGAGATACCTGCACTGTCAATCGCCCCTGTAGCGTTCTGTACCATCCTCTGGAGGTGATCAGCTTGACTGAAGGTTATATTGTCTACGTTACCAAAGTTTAATGGTTGTAAGATTTCATTAGGATTACCATTCGTTAGAATAGTTTTTCCTGGTCTTACTTCCATCTTAGCGCCACGAGGCATACGAGATGCATCCATCGCCATCATTGGGTGGACTGTTAGAGCTAGTGCATCAATGCGAGCACGTAGTTCTGTGTCCAAAGCTTTCTGACTATTGAATCCCTTCTCGCATACACCACGGCCCCAAAAGCGACTAGGTACTGTATCCCAAGGGAATGCAACCACAGGGCGATCCTGCATCATGTATGGGTTTTCTTCTAGCTTCAGGATGCTTGTTCCGTTAGCAATCACTGCAACTACTTCAACGTAGTTAGATCCATTGTCTGTAAGTGTTTCAGATAGAGAGATAACTTCTTCATCTTCTGAATACAAATAACTTTCTAACATTGAACGAGGAAGTAAACCATAATACTTAGTTAGACGTATACGATCTTCATCATAATCATCAACATCATCGTCAGCTTCTAGGAAGGAGTAGGTAGAGGACGGATCAATGTCAACATCTTCATACACCCCTTCTTCAATCAACTGTTGTACTTGGTGAATGGGAACATACTCATCAATAGCACAACCTAATGCCTCATCGATAGAGGAAGCTACTGGATCAATCAAGAAGTTCTGAGGTAGAACAGGGCGAACAGTACATGAAACTTCTTTAGTTTCCATAACACCATAGGTTGCTATCTGCCCCTCCATCGCTGGTTGTGTTGTAGGAACTCTACGAGTCTTCTCCTGAACAACAACCTCACCAATACCTGTACCGAACACAGCAGAGTTAATGATACATTCAGAAATAGCTTGACGAGTCTTGTTTAGAGAAAACTCTTCACTTAGCTTGTTCTTTAAGTACTCAATATCTCCACGTTCCTGATCATCCATGTCATCACGAATGTCAAAGAACTGACCACGACCAAAGGTAGCCTCTTCTACTTCAGCAACTGAACTTTCAACTGCTTGTTGTAGAGCAGGACTGATTATGCGGGAGCGTTCACTCTGACGCAGGGAGTCTTCACCTGACCAGATACCACGCCATAGGCGATTATACTCAGCAAAGCGTTCTTCATAGTTGGATTCAAAGTGATCACGCCATCCATCACATTTGTCCATGATCCATTCTTCTGCTGACTCTTCAAGGAGTAGTTCATTCTCATCTGACATAATTAATATCCTGCGATAGCATCCATAAATTCATAATCGTCTTCCTCGTAGTCATATGCATAACTAACCTTAGCCAACTGGTCAATGTATGCGAGTGAATCTATTAAGTCATCGTGTACTAAGTGATTAGGGAACTGGAATAGTTGGTCTAAGAACTCTGTATTCCACTCTCCTTCGTTTAAAGTTATCTGTCCATGCTCAAATCTACCTTGCAAAGCCCATATAATACGGTCAGTTTTCCGTTTATTACCATGAGTCAACTCTTCAACTCTAAAGAAGAACTGTTCTTGCTTCATCCTATCTATAAGGTAAGGATGCACTGCATTCTTTAATGCACCCTTCTCTACACCTACTGCTACAGGCTGGTAATCTCGTACAGCTTGGAATATCTTATCTGCTGTCTTCTTAACATCCCATCGACCATAGATTATGTTGTCAATCCACCAACCATCAAGACCACATTTAACAACAGATATGGATGTTGTGTCTAGTTTCTTTTGTTTAGACGTAGTGGCTTTCTCTATATCAGCAAAACCTGCAAGGTCAACAGAGATATAGTAGTCCCCTTCTTCTGGTTCTTCTGTATCAAACTCAATCCAGTCCTCTTTGAAGATTGCTCCACCAGCAGCTTCAAAGCTAGCTAGGAACTCTTGACGGAATGCAAAGGATGACATACTTCCTTTAGCAGCTTCTATCTCTTCAGGGTCTAGTAGGTTATTATCATAAGAAGTGAAGTGCCAACTCTTGAAAGTAGGATCATCTCCTTGCCCATGACGATATAAATCATAGAAATGGTTACGTCCCATAGGCGTACCTATAAAGATTGCTCCACCTTTCTGGTCAGCTAGTGCAGGACGTAGTATCTGCTCCCACACTTCAGGCTTCATGTCAGCATACTCGTCCATAACAAGGAACTTTAAGCTAACACCACGCATAGTCTCTGGTCTATCAGCACCCTTCAGGGCAATCGTAGTACCATTTATTAATTTTATTTGAAGGTTGTTAATATGACTACTTTTGATAACACTATGGCCCAACTCCATAAGAGTTTCCCACATGATATCTCGTGCTTGGCCCTGAGTAGGGGCAACATAGAACACCTGTCCTTTAGTTGTCTGTAACCCTTCTATGATTAATGCCCATGCTGCCAGCCTACTCTTGCCACAACGTCTACCTGCTGCAACTACTTTGAATCGAACAGGGTCTTCGTATACTTCTCTTTGCCAATCGAGGAACGCAACATTAAGTGCTGTCATTTAAACATATCAGTTACTGTGTCATACCAACTAGTTCCTACTTTCAAAGGCTTACCAGCAAATATCTTATTACCTGTTATATCATAGTCAGGATTAAGTGCTTGTAGCTCATCTACATTCATTCCATATTTCTTAGAGATGGCATATACATCATCACCTGTTTCTACATCATGTTGGTCAGCTTCCTTCAACCAATCCATACCTTTCTCGATGTAAGGGGAAGCAACATCCGAAAAGGCAGCAGAGGCGATGTGAGGAAGAGTATCTGAATCAAAGTTAGTAGCAGATTCTAATCGTCTTTCTGAATGAGCTTTAGCTGGATTAGGTATTTCCCATCTCTTTTCAAAAAGATCAGTGATCTCTTCACGAGAACCATCTTCAAAAGCATTCTGTAAATTAGTACGATTACCTCCTCCTACCATATCTACAATGTTACCTTGACTATCAGGTACTTGAAAACCTGTGTATATAGAATCATGCATGAAATCAATTTGTGATTCAGGACTATCCTCATACTCGTTAGTCTCTAGCCACTTTTTGTAGTATGGCATCTTGCCGCCATTCGGTTCAAACTGGAACAACCCATAACCACTTCCATCCTTCTGTTGTTCTTGAAAGTTGAATGTGCCACCTGTCTCAACATCAATGTTCCCCATCAATGCTGCAATAGTATTCTCGTTATATCCTTTATCTTTTAGAAGGTTATAAACATAAACCTTGTTATACTCAGACATCTTCGTATTCCCCTTCAATGGCATCAGAACCAGCCATAACAGTAGTATCACCCACACCAGTGATGGTAATCGAAATAGCATTCCTACCTCCAGTCTCATTCTTTTTATCAAAATAAGAAACAGGCAACACCCTATCCATACACATCTTAAGGGCTGCTGCTTGAACAGGATGCCCATCTTCTAACGCTATTTGAATAACCTTAGTGATAACCTTGTCACCACTTGTTGCTAACAATCTAGCTTTTAGTTCATTGATCCTAGCAGCATCACCTTTAGGTCTTCCAACAGATTGTCTATTACCTTTCTTCTTGGCTTCAATGTCTACTTTACGTGGCCTGCCACGCTTAGGCTTAACAAGCGTAGACTCTGGAGTCTCTACTTCTTTCTGATCAACAATCATTCATTATCCTTTACACCTTAAGGGGAACACACTACTTAGTCGTAGACTCAACAAGAGTCTCTTTACTTCTCTATATAGACCTGAACAATTGGTTATAGGTTTATTGATTATAACGAGAAGTATAATGATTGTTTATTGATTATAAATCATTATGTTTCTGTTCTGGCCTATATAGTCAATGGACTATAGCATA